GGGCGCGATCGCATCGCCAAACGCAACGAGGCCATTGGTGAACGTGCCGCCGGCCGCTTCCCACAGATTTTTGAGCGTGCCGAGTTGCTTGTTGACGCGCTCTTGCATCGAGGCCTGTGCCGCCATCTTGCCTCGCACTTCGTCATAGCCGGCCTTGCCCTTCTCGATCATCAGCGAGATAACCTGTAGCGTCTCGGCGTCGTCACCAAAGATGGTTTTCATGACACCAAGGCGTTTCTGGGTGTTGAGGTCCTTAAGCTTGTCGAACTGCTTGAACATGTTGTCGAGGCCCGCGAACTCGCCCTTGCCGTCCGTGAAGTTGAGTTGCTGTGCCGGAGCGAGCTGCTTGTTAGCCTTCGCGACCTTCGTCGTATCCATGCCGAGCTGGAACACCTTACGGTACGCGTTGCCGGCCGCGCTTCCCTCCATGCCCGACTGGTCGGCCATCACCAGCAACGGCGCGAGCGCCTTCGCGCCTTCGAGGCCTTTCTGTTTGATCGTATCCATCGCCGGGCCGAGTTTCGCGAAGCCCTGCAGCATGTTGTTATCGTCAACGCCGAGCATGAAAGCTTTCTGGATAACGTCCGTCAGCGACAGCATGTCCTTTTCGGTGGTGCGCGTCGCGTCCTGCAGCTTCGCCGTGAACTCGGCCGCTTCGGCCGGCGTTTTCTTGAGCTGCACGCCGAGGTACGCCGTCGCCTCACCCATGCCGCCGAGAATTGCCTGTGCGCTGATGCCCTGCCGCGTAAGCATGGTCATCATGTCCTGAAAATCCGCGGTCGTGCCCGGCAAGCGATCGCCGAGCTTCATCGCCAGCCCGTTGATTTTCTCGAACTCAGGCGGGACAGTGCCGCCAGCGCGCATGAGCGCGCTTGCAAGCTGCGTTGCCGAGTCTTCGGCCTGTGCATAGGCCGCAACGGGCACGAGCGTTGCGGCGCCGAGCACTGCGCCGCCGGCCATCGCCTTGGCGCCGGTGCCCGCCATCGAGCCGGCTAGTTCCTTCGTCTTGTTCATCTTCTCGCGCGCTTCAGAAAGGCGCTTGGTACGCGCTGTCAGCTCGGCGAGCTGGCCCTGTTGCGTCGCCATGACGCCGGTCGTCGCCGCGATGCTCGAGCGCAACGTGCGTTCATGCTGCGAAAGGTTGCGCGTGTCGACGCCGGCGGCCGACAGCCGGTCGCGCAGCTCGCGCACCTTCGTTGCCTGCTGGTCGTGAGCAAGCGCAAGCTGGGCGGCAGTGCGCTTCGCCCTGTCGAACTCCGCGACCATCGTCTTTGTCGGGTTGTCCGTCGAGCCGATGGTGCGCGCGAGCTGCGCGACGCGATCCTGTGCGGTCTGCATGTCGCGGCGCGCGCCAGCGAGACCGACACGCATATCGCGGAATGAGGCAACGTCCTTTTGCGTACGCTGCAGCTTGCCCAGCTCGTCGCGCGAGTCTTTCAGCGATTTCGCAAGGCCCTTGCTACCGTTCAGGATGTCGCGGATAGGCTTGGTTGCGCCGTCGATCATGTCGAACAGCACGCGCAATTTCAGGTCGTTTCCGTTTGCCATAGTCATTCGCTTCGATACGGCGATCGCACTCGCGCGCGTTCTCGCCAGTCGGCCAGCTCGGCCAGTGACAGGCCGTCCATATCGCGAGGTGTCCAGTGAAAGACGCTCGCGATATCGGCCATCGCCTCTTCAACGTGATCGGGTATGCCGTGCTCTAGCGCGCCCGATTCGGCAGCAAAAAATCGGCGAACGCGACCCCCAATTGCACGAGGTCAGCTGGGTCCATATCGCGCACGTCGAATTCGGTGAGCTGCGGCGTTGCGATGCGCGGCAACACCTTGCCGAGCGCGTCAATGTCGAGGTTCACGAGCGCATTAAGCGACGTTCCGCGCAGCTCGCCCGATTTCGGCTTGCGCAGCGTGATCTCGGTGATGGTCTGTTCGCCGCGTATGATCGGCGTATCGAGGGTAACGGTGTTCGGCTTGGTCTGTTCGCTCATGATGTGCTTCCGGGTGGTGTGGTGTCGTGCCCGCCCGGCGATCAGCCAGGCGGGCGGGGGTGGTGCGGTTGCTCTGGTAATGCGGCGGCCGCTACAGGCCGATCGCGCTGCGCAGATCGGCAAGCAAGTCGGTGCCGTTCACTTTCTCGATCATGTTCACGAGGTCGATTTCAATGATTGCCTCGCTGTTGATGGACAGCTTGTAGTAGCTACACGAGGTCGACACCTTGAACGCCGTGTCGTCGCCGGCCTTCGCGGTGCCGAAATCAATCTCCTTATGCCGGCCGCGCACGACGATTTCGACCGCATCAGGCTTACTACCTTCTTCGGCCTGATAGGCACCCGCGAAACGCAATTGCACGCCGTCGTGCTTCGTGATGCCGTACTGTTGCAGCACGGTTTTCATGAGGCCGCCGCACGTCCATTCGAGCGAAATCTTTTCCTGTCCGAGGTCGATTTCGATCGGGCCATTCATGCCGCCCGCGCGGAAGTCTTCCGTCTTGCGCGTGAGCTTCGGCGGTACAACCTCGGCCACTTCACCGACGAAGTTATCGCCGTTGTGAAAGAGGTTGAACGCCTTGAGTTTCTTTGGCAATGCCATGTTCTTTTCTCCCTAGTTAGGCAGTGATTTGCGCGGCGAAATCCATCAGATAGCGGTCGGTAATGCGCTGGCGCAGCATCAGATTTTCGATAGGCGGGACCGGCGTATAGTCGTAGTCGATTGCGAGCTTGCCGGACTTAAGCGAATCGACTTCGTTCGCCGTCTCGTCGTACCACGCTTCACCGCCTAGCAGGTAACCGTTACGCGTCAGCTCGCGAAACTTCGCGTTAATGCCTTCGAGAATGTCGCGAACGATAGACGGATGCAGGCCCTTGTCGACGTACAGCATGTGAGCCTCAGCCATCGTGTCGGCGAGCACCTGAGCCGTGCGCGTGTAGTTCTCGAACGCGAACAGCGGATCGTCCGAGCACGTGCGCGAGCCCCAGAAGCGATAGCCGGTCGCGTTGATGAGCGTTGTAACCTCTTGCTCATTGAGATAGCCGGCGTCGGTCGCGGGGTCCTGCAGATCCCAATAGATATCGCTGCTGATGCCCGTAACGCCGTTCACGCCGACATTCGAAATCGTCTTGTGCCAGCCGGTTTCCTCGTCGATCTTTGCGCGCATGCCGAGCGCGATCGCGGTCGCATCGATCGTGCGCGACGTGCTGGTCGCGGTGTCCCATCCGACGAAATCAGGCCACAACACCATCAGCTCGCGCTGGCTGAACTGCTTGCGGTACGTGGTCGCATCTTCCTTCGTCTGCGCACCGTACGCCGCCACGTAGCCAAAGGCGCGCAGCTTTTGCGCGATCGCGGCCAGCGCGACCGCGACCGGCTGTGCATCGAGACCCGGTGCGCCGAGAATCCGCGGCTTCACGCCGAGCTTTGCCTGTGCGGCCAGAAGCGCTTGCATGCCCGTGTAGCGACCGCTCGCGGTGGTGGTGCCAATAACGTTGCTCGTCGTCTCTTCGTTGGCCGCGCCTTCGGAAACGCGCACGACGATCGTTACCGGCTTCGTCTGCGCCGAAATCGCGTCGAGTGAGCGCGCGAGCGTGCCCTTGTCGCCGGCCTTGCCGAGTGCCGATTGCACATTCGTCAACAGCACGGGCGTATCGAGCGGAAATTGCGTTGCGTCCGCATCGTCGCCGGTTGCGACGAGACCGACGACAGCCGTCGAAACGGTACGAATGGGACGCGAGCCCTCATTGATTTCGAGCACGCGTACGCCGTGGTGATAGTCAGTTGCCATGGGTCATCCTGGTGAAGAGTGAGCAGGGAGAGAAGGGCGATCAGGCGATCGCGGTGACGAAATCGGGTGCGGCCGGCAACTCGGCGTGCGGCCAGCCGGCGGCGGTCGGCATGTCGCGCAGTGCCTTGCGGTACGTCAGCAGCGCGGTGTACTGGTCTGAGGTCAGCGTCGTGTCGACGGCGAGCTGCAGCTCGTCGGTGTGACGCATCACGAGCCAGTCAGTCGCCGTAAGCGCGGCGTCGCGCGCAGCGCGCAGAGCAGCCGCAATTTCCTCTTCGCTCGCCGGCGCCGGATCGAGCAGAACCGGCGAACCGGTTTCGTCGACCGCGAGCCGCTTGCCGATCGATTGGCCGTCGAGCAGCATCCTGTACTGGTCGGTGGTGAGCGGAATGACCTGCACGCCGGCCGGGGCGGGACTGATAGCGGAATCATAGAAGCCGATGATTTCGCGGTTTTCGTTATATGCAGCGGATTTTTGACCCATGATTTAGCTACCTATGGCGATGTAGAAAAAAGGCTCTTGCGCGGTGGCCGATGAGGTATCCATGCCGACCGCAAGAAAGCCGTTCTTGGCGACATTCGTAAAGCCGACTGTCTGAACGTTCGGACTGACGCCCCACGCGGCATAGCCGGTAACGATCGAGAAAACAGCCGTTGGAAACGCTGTCGGGAAGCTGTTGAATATCCCGGTTGCCTTGACGCAAACCCCGCTTCCCCACTGAATGATTAGGCCGCCTAGCCATAGCGGGAATACGACGTATCCGTTGGTTCCGAGCGATAGCGCAATGCCGAGACGTAGCTTTTTCGGTGTCACAATCGTTGTGTCGTCGGTGCCCGCATTGGTTTGCGCCTGCGTCGCCACCTTCGCGGTTCCCTGCACGCCCTCTGTAGCCTGTTCGGCCTTGAACCACTCCGTAGTAGCGAGTGCCTTGCTGTTGTCGCCGGCGGCCGGCGACTTGCCGGTAACGATGCCCGTTACGCCGGCCGTAAGCAGACGGCCGAGCGCAGAGAGATTTTGAGCAAGAGACATATAAGTGATTTCCCGTTCTTAGTTACCGATGGCCAGCCACTGAATGCTTACGCTTTGCGCCGCAACGGTGTATATCCCCGCCGCTGCAGTGGTCGTAGTGCTCGCAACGCCCGCATTTGTTCTTGCCGCATAAACGCCCGATCCGTTCAAGCTGACGCTGCCGACCGTTGCGAACGATCGAAACAATGCGTTCGGGAACGCAACGGGCCAAGGCGCAGTAATGCCCATGTCCGTGTTTGCAGTCGCGCTGATCGTTGCCGCAACCCACTGGAAAATCAGGCCGCCTAGCCATGACGGAAACGCGATATAGCCATTCACGCCCAGACTGATAGAGAAGCCCGCACGCAGCTTCTTCGGCGTAACGATCGTCGTATCGTCGGTGCCGGCGTTGGTCTGCGCCTGCGTCGCGACCTTCGCGGTTCCCTGATTCGCTTCGGCCGCCCGTTCGGCCTTGAACCATGCCGAGTTAATGAGCTGCTGGCTGTTGTCGCCGGTGGCCGGTGCCGAGGTCGTCGAGCCCTGATACAGCGCGAGCGGGCCGCCCATCGCGTCGCCGGATTTCTTCACCGCATCGGCAACGCTGAACGTTGAGAACACATACGCGTTGAATTGCTCGTCGGCCGTCGCCGCGACGGTCAGCTCGATCGTTGTGCCGTTGGTCGCGATGAAGTCGGGCGCCGCCGCGGTGCCGGGTTGCTGTAGCGCGCCGTTGCGCTCGAGCATGACGGCGCCGGGCGTGTAGCCGCCGACGATATTGATCGTCTTGCCGTTGATGCCGGTGATCGGAACGCCACGAAAGCCGGCCTGTCCGCCTGCGCTTGCGAACTTGACCGCGTTGCCGTCGCTGCACACGATGACCGGCGAGCCGATCGGCAGAACGACGCCTGCGGCCGCACTGCCCTGCACTTTCGCGGTGATATTGAAGTTGCCAGTCGCATTGTTTTCGATGATCCACTGGCCGGTTTGGGCCGGGAAAACGAGCGCCTTCGACGCCTGCAGCTCGCCGGCGAGCGCGAGCAGCGCGACACCGTATTGACTGGCCGTCAGCGCGATGTCGCCGGCCGCAGATACGTCGACGACTGCGCGCCCATCGGTCGCGGCGAACAGCGCGGCCATGTTCGCCGCGCGCGTGCTCGCATCGCCCTTCGCTGGCGTCAGGATGTGCGCCATACCGC